GGTTTTGGTAGAGGAAAAAATGAAAGGCAGAAAACCGACAGTTGTTATTTTAAGTGAGAAAGATTTTTTGGAATTAGTCGAAGATTCGCCGATTAAGAGAGATATCTTTGACCCAGTTATTTTTTTTTGGGGTACACATTGTTCTTGAATCACAAGTTCTCAGATTAACTTAATCTCTGCAAACACATCCTTTTGGGCCACAATAACGTCTAGGCGGTTTGTAAAAATCTAAAACCGCATTAGGACGTTCCGCCCAAGGTTTCCACCAAAAAGTAGCGCGACATTCAGCACAATGTGCTTTGAAAAAAACGGTTTTATCGCGTTGCCCAAATAAAGCCTTGCACACAGGGCATTGGGCCATTTCAAAATCGTTTTTTGAACGAAACATAGCATGTCACCCATATTACCTTAAATATGCGACAGCCATGGACGTTGCGACCGCGAGTAAACCTCCGATTGTTGTGATAATTGTAGACCTTATTGAAACTTTCTCTTTTATTGTGGCAATTTCTGTTTTAAAGACACCAACGGCGGTGCGAAGATTCGGGATATCTGTTTGTCGAACTTCTTTAATTTCGGCTTTGAGTTCTTTTATTTCTGTCAAAATTAATTTTTGTATGTCGTTTCGGGGCATGATAGCTCCTTACCTTAGAAAAAAGCCAAGACCAGTACCAGCAGCACCGGCTGCCGCGAGAGCTTTTAAAACTTTTCTGCGCTTATCAAATTTTATACCTTCAAGAACATCTTTCCCGCCTTTTATACGTTGAGACGAGAGGCGTTCCCTCAGAACCTTTGGGAATTGTTTTTCAGCGAGTTTAGCCGCCGCAAGATCATCTAACGGCATTACAACTTCTGGTTTTTGAAGTTTTAAAGACTCTACTAACTTACCTTTAGCTCGGCGCATTTCAGATTTTGCGATATCGCTTAAACCGCTTTTCTTTTCAGCTTCTTGGAGGAATTTCCGTAATGATTGAATTTCTTTTGGGTTCAGGTTTTCTGATATGTATTTTGATCCACGGTCTGCTAAGCGAGTAGCAATTGTATTTACTTTTGCTATTGTTTGAGGACTGGAAAGGGCGCGTTCAAACCCCTCAGATGTGCGAAAATGAAGTCCTGCTTTTTCTTCGGCTTTAATTAATGCGGATTTTGCTTTTCCAGTTATTTCGCGCAAAGCAGCTAATTCATCCCCGCCTTTTGCCGCGAGAGCTTGTAACGCTTCTTGATTTGTAATTCGTACTTCCGCCGCGCTAGGTTTTGTAGCGAGCTTTTTTATAGCTTTCGCTCCTTTTCCAATACCTCGAAAAACTCCGCTTGTAAGAGCCGCCGTACCACCCGCCAAAGCCATTTCCTTAGCTGCTTCACCGGCGGTTGGTCCAATTGTTGGATCAGTAAAAAATTGTCCCGGCGTTTCTGCTTCTAAACCTCTCTGTATCAATTGTTTATAGCCAGTTCCAGCCGCCGCACCAAGAGCCGCTCCGACTGGTCCTCCCGCAATATCTCCACTAATTCCACCAACAAACGGCAAAGCCTGGACCGTCCCACCTAGGAAACGTCGTGTTTTCGACGGAGGATTCGATTCTAGAGGGGTTTGGCCTCCTGTGAGGGCCTCAGTCTCCTCAAGTTCTAAAAGTTCAAGTTCTTCGGCTTCTGTAAGTGCCATAAGTGTTACCTCAACGTTCCCGCGTCGCGTTTTGCTCGTAATTCGGCTAATCTAGCGGCTTTTGCGGCATCTAAACCGCCTGTTTCACCGGGAATCCCGGTCGATAATAAGTTGATATTAGATGCCGGAGCATCAGGCGCGACCTCTCCATAAGTATCTTCGTAAGCGCGTTTTAGGGTTTCTTTTCGAGCCTTCATTTCAGCCTGAAATGAATCAAGAGACTGTTTAAAATCACCAGTTTGAAGCCCACGATCTAAGGTTGCTACACTTTGGCGGATATTTTCACCTTCTATGTTTGAAAGTTGTCCAAAGCCAGTAGCTCCTGTCGCGCTTAGTTGTTTTAATGCCGATAAAACATTCAAAAGAACTTTTGATTTAAGTGTTTCGAGTTGAGCAGTAGGTCGTCGAGGTGGTATTCCAGGGATTCGTCCACCCAGAACTCCCGGTAATCCAGTAGCGAATGGTAACGCGGGATCGGTTTTTATTGATTCGGCCAACGTAATCATATTATTATATTCGCGAATAGCATCATCTAAAGATAATTTCGCCTTTGGTGCCTCCTGTCGAATTTTAGCTTGATATTTTGCTTCTTCTTTTCCACTTCCACCAATACCGGGTGCTTTAATTCGGTGTTCGCGAGTTGGATCAGCCAAATCAGCCAAAATAATTTCATCAGTAGTTTCGCCAACTTTTGAAAATGACGATGGTTTCGGTGCAGGGGTACTAAGAAGTTCTTTTCCCGCGATATCAGGATAGGCACTTCTCGCAGCCTCAGGAGTTCCGCTTACTCGAAAATCTTGAACGCGTTGAGCTTGCTCGGCTTCCTTTTTAGCAGCTTTAATTTTCTCTTTAAGCGCACTAATGCGATCTTCTTGACCTTGTTTGCGGGATTGAATGGTATCCGCCAGATTAATTCCGCCACTGACGGCTTGCGTGATTTGAGTCGGATCAAAATCTGCAACCGGATTTGCTTGGGCATTAAGCATACGGCGGATTAATTCTTGGTCTAATTGAGTAGCCATATAAAATCTCCTTACGATATTGGTTGCGAATATAACGGAAGGTCGTAAGTTGATCGACCCCCACCGATATTTGTACCAAGTGATCCTCGAACATTATTTCTGCGTTGCTGGGCTAAAGCTAAAAGAAGAGTTGGGTCAAATTGTCCACCCGTTCCACCACCGGCTAAATTTCCAAGTGATCCACCAAGCTGCGCACCAAGTCCGGCTCCAATAGGGCCACCGGCCAGAAATCCTACGCCTGTACCCGCAGCCGTGCCGAGGGTCGAAAGAATTTGTCCGCGACGAGCCGCAGATGCTTTCGCCCGTTCAATTTCATTTGCTTGACGAGTTTGTTCAATCCCAAAGCGAGATTGACCCAACTCTCCTTCAATTCCAGCCAAATCTTGGTATTCAGCAAGTAAATCTTCCCGGCCAATCGAGGCAAGCGTGTTAAGAGTTTGTTCGTCAACACCAAGACGTTTATTTAAAGCGGCGGTGCGAGTATTGAATCCCGTCGTGGCAAGTCCTTCCGCACGCTGACCTTCCCGTGTAAGTTGAGAGGTTTCTAAATTGGTTGAGAAGTCACGGGATGAACGCGCCGCGTCTAAAATTGGATTAGCAATTTGGCTTGCTGCCGCTCCTGATCGCAAAAGACCACCTCCACCAAGAGATTCGCGAATAGCGCGTTGCATTTCTGGAACGCCTCGAAAAGATTGTTCACGTTGTCCGATAACGGCACTCCGATTAGCATCGCGTTCCATCGCGCCAACACCTTGAACATCTGTGGCGTATCGGTTTAATAGGTTTTCTGCGCCCGGTTCGATTTGTGCGCTGAAAGCTGCACGATCTGTGCCAAATTTTGCGCTAAGGGGCTCTAACGCCGCTTTGCGCCGCCCTAGAATATCTCTTTGCATGGCAGCATTTTGTTCTGCAATACGCGTCAATGCCGCCGTATCAATTCCTGGTATTTTAGGCTTAGAAAATAGTCCCATATCAACCTCCTATTAAAATGCTACTAATGCGGTAGTTCTAAACCAGCCGCGAGAAGTTTTTATACATAAAAAAATGTCAGTCCCGTCGTCAACTACGATCATATCGCCAGGTGCGCCATCTGAAACAGCCGGTAAAGATGCCCGGACAGAATGATCGTGCGCCAGTTCAAAAAGTTCTTCCAGATTTTGCTGAACAACAGAACTTTTAAGATCATTACCTACCGGATTTGGTTGTGTGCGCGGCATAGATTATCCTGTGCTGACGGGAGCTTGCTGTCGCAAGAAAGCCGTGCTTTGTAAGTTATCAAGTTCTACTTCATTTATATCATAATTAAAGACGCGATACATAATTGTGCGACCGGTTATTGAATTTGAACCGTCCCATAAAGGGCGAAGGCGAACAAAAAATGTTTTTCCGTCTGTTGAAGAAGTATAGGTGGATAATCCCTCGCTCGTAACCATCGGAATAAACGTTATACCGGCGTCTACCGAATAAAAAACCTCAAAAGCGGCCCCAGTATTTCGCCCTTGTAAAATCACTTCCCCCACAACTTTTACTTTGGATGAATTTTCTTGAAACTTGGTACTAAAATCAATAGCTTTCGTGCGCCAATCAAACCGGATGGCAACTCCGGCGTCTGTAATTCCGTCTAAAAACTTACGAATTTGACCGCTTGTTGCCAGACCAAAGTATGGTCGATTAAAGAAAAAAGAAAATGTTGCGATTGATAAATCCGCAAGGCGTCTCCACTTTCCATTTAAGTCAATTTGTAAAAGAATATTATTCACAAGACTACCAACTTCTGCTAAAGCAATATAGTATCGTCCATCTACAAATATAGACGCCGGGCGTAAAGAACTAACGGTCGAAATAAACCATTGTACGGTCACTGATTCGACAACGGGCACATCTTCGTCGCTCGAAGTTATAGTCACGCGCCATTGTGTAAATTGATTGGGTGCAACACCTGTCGGAAAATCTCCTGGTGTAACGGCGAAAAACGTAGCCGCAGGAATACCGCCGGATGTTGTAGCCGACCGCATTTCAAAGATGACGATTCCGCCGTTTGTGGTAAAATCGGATAAAAATAAATCCCAACCGGCAGGAGGATTAACGGCGGTATCGATAATCGTTGACGTATACTGCGCTGTTAATGTCCATCTTAATATTACTGAAGATACACTCGCGGTTGTTGTATTTGTTGTGTCTGTCGTGATTATCAAGCGAATCCGAATAAATTGACGAACGATGTGACTTCCGAACGGACCAAATTCACCATCGGCGTTTCCACTTCCTGCCCATGGACCGCTTGTACTGGCGGACGTTGCAATTTGCACGGTTACAGATGTTCCGCTAGGTGTAAGACTCGTAACTATCAGAGAATCGTACGCTACGCTTTGAAGCGTTGTATCAATCGATTCTGATTCCCATGTTGCCGTCGTAGAAAACGTAAGAACAGGAAGACCTGTGGTTGGTGAAACGCGATCATCCGTTGTGGTCAGAAGAATCTTTATACGCCAATATCGCTTTCCTGATATAGTTAAGGGAGAAGTACCACTTACGTTATTTATCGTTTGAGAAACTTGGGCACCTCCGGCAAAATTTGCAATATCGCTACCTTCTATAGTTGTTTGACCTATTAAAGTAGGTGTTCCTGAACATTGAGCCGTCCCAGAATATGTACCGGTATGAGTAATAGCTAAACCTGCTGCAATAAAGGCTGATAGAGAATCATAAATTACAGAAGTCCAAATTCCAGATTTTGGAATCGCACTGGCACAAAAAGAATATGATATTTTTAATGATTTAGAGGAGATTGTTCCAGTTCCCGTCCAGCCAAAATCAGCAGGAAGTTTCCACGACCCCCCGTTAAAAATTCTATAAATTCCCGCGCCAAATGTTGAAGTTGAAACGTCTCCTAAGGCTGTTCCTCCACTTCCGGGCGTTCCAACAAGTTGATAACCTATCCAATATGTTTGTCCAGCAGATAAAACAACTGATGGTGATGCTGTAAATGTAGTATCCGCCAGTAGAGTTTCAACGCCTCCTGTAAAGATAGCCGTCCCTGGTATTCCACCAACACTATTCCAAATTTTTAATCGAAGTTGGCGTGATGATCCGCCAAATAAAACTCTTATACTGATAAAATTTACAGTTCCAGCGCGTATTCGTGATATAGGTTGTGCAAAAGCTAAAGGATTCTCAGACAAACCTATTCCACCCGATAAAGAACTAACGGCACCTAAATTTGATTGACCTGCTACATCGGTTGAAGTAGGAAGGACTAAAGAGTTTGTTCCTTCTGTTCCGGCATGAATTCCATCTGCGAACGATGTTACAGCAAATTTTGTAGGACCTCTAAGAGCTTGATCCGCATCTTTTGTTCGCGTATTCGTATTTACAGAACCACCCTCCCAATCACCTTGGTCATCCCAATTTCGTCGTGGATTATTTCCAAGGACGGAAGTTCCGTTTAAATATCCGCGTGTGGTTATTAAAGAGGACAACTGGGTCGCGTCAATTCCGTCATCAGCCGTTCCACCAAAAGACGATTGCGATATAGAATTTTTCTGCTGTAAAGCCTGTTGTATATTAAAATTGACTAAATCTTCAATTTCATCAGAAATATAATTTATCGCGTTGCCATCATAACTATAAAATCCGCGATCTGATAACCAAATTAAAATTGGCACACCTTCAACTACACGAATTTGAAGTGAGCGATTATCTACGCACCCTATCGAACTGGGAATAGCCGCGTAGCGATAGGTATCAGATGTTTTTCCGAGAATTTGACCCATGGATCGCCGATTAAAAACAATTAATCGGTTAAAATAAACAATATGAGCCGTGATCGGGTCTTCCTGATTACAAATAATTTGATTTGAACCGGGAAAGATATCTGGCATGGACGTATCACTAAAAAATAGAACAGAAGGATCACCGGGAACGCCGGAAAGCCATAATTGATCTAGCCATAACGTAATTTGTGAAAAACTTGGCGGGACGTTATTGAATTCAGGAATTTCTGTAGGTGTTACACCTACATCTATTGTATCATTGAATGTGATAGCTGTATTATTTGTGAGGGTGGCAATATGCAGCCATAAGCCGTCATTATTATCCCGATAAATTTTACGGGCAGTAACACCATAACCACCAATTGGAATATCAGTGAGGGGTATCGTATTATTTCCGGCTCCGGCAGTTTGAACACCAGACGCCGGACTTCCGTTGCTTTCTTCAGAATCATAATATAGAAAAGTAATTTTATAGGTATGCGCTCCATCTGGCACAGAACCACCGGCTGTTGGTGTACCTGCCGTAGGAGCCGTGCTTGAAGCTTGTGCGCCCATTGTTTTAATTTGAGGAGCCGTATAAGCCACGCCGCCATATAATGTACTGCGGTCATATACAATGGGAGCATTTATGCCGTTTCCCCCGTAAACACGATCCTGCGTTGTAGCGAATTCAAAATTTCCAGATGCACTAAATCCTGTTCCGTTTACAACCGTATTAAAAATCGTATCACCAGAAGAATATTTAATTTCGCCACTTTGCACAACTAAAAGATGGCGCGTTCCATCCGAGAAAATTGCCTCAAATTGATCTTTTGGTGCGGCTGCTAAAAGAACAGTATTGTAGTTTGGGCCACCTTTTCGTTTCGTAAGTGCGCCCGTCACGTCAGTTTCAACGTTTACAGTTCCATCCGTGAAATCTGCTAATGTGACTTTTTTACTATTAGCATTATACTTAGTAATTAAATGACCCCAATCTTCTGGTGCAATATGAACTGTGAGTTTTTCCATTAATTAAACCACTCATTGTTTACTGGATTTCGCTCAATAGCTAACCAATCTGCGAGACGCAGAGTGTCGTCTAGAGCTTTATTCGTAATTTCGATTCGGTGGAATTCACTTAAGAAAAGAAAGTCCTGAAAGAGAAAATCACCGGAAAACACAAGAGTATCGACGTTTGGTACGGTTTCTGATAATAATTTATCAGTGAGAAAATCCCCAAGAGTATCAACGGAGATAATGTTATCCTCTAAAGCTTTAGTCGCCGCCAAGAGAATTTCGTCTTCATCTGCGCGAGCGTTGTACATGAATTGGTTATACATACCGTTATTATAAGCAAACGGTGTATGTGCCCGTTGATAGATTGTGACGGTTTCTAGAAAGGCTTGAAGAGTTGCACTTCCCCCGATAGTATCTGCCGTGCCTTGTGAATCAACCCGAAGCATAGATAACATCTTTAAAACATCGGCATCTGTCGATATAATTATTTCAACCAAATTAACATTGTAATTTGTGAGATTATACGAATCACCATTATATACAGACTCATTATATTGCATTTTAATTTGGAATTCTTAAAACTCGAAAATTCGTACCGCCAGAATCTACGTCACCGCGACTGACTCGAACTATTGTTCCCGCTGTTACATCAAAAACCAAGAGACGTATATCAGCAGCCGTGACACTCGAATCGACTGATAAGGCTCTTACACCGCCGCTAATCAGGTCTAATCTATTGGCAACTGTATCACTAAGACCTGTATCGGTATCATTCGTAAAACTTAATGCGGGACTAGTTGCACTTCCATCTTCTAGTCTAATAACACTTCCTGATCCTGGAACCGGAGAAAAAACTCCTTGAAATATTCTAAATCTAGCACCAGAGCCGGCGGCAAAACCAATTTCATTAGGACCAATTCTATAGATACCAGTATCTAAATCTCCAATAAAAGAAAATCCTGGAACAGTATTTGTACCATCTTGAATGAGAAGTTGTCCTGCATGTACAAAAGCCGCAGCGGAAGATAACTGAAACTGTTGGACGCCAGTTACAGCAAAACGTAGATTTCCAGTAGTAAAATAAAGGCCCGTATTTGATTCAGCAGAAGGACCAACAGCTATTGCAGATACTAATCCATTTGGAGTTAAAATTGGTAACGTCGAGACCAAAGAAGCAGTATCTAAAGTTATTCGATTGATTCCATTCGTTGTAAAATTTAAAGTATCTGCCGCACCACGATAAATACCTGTATCGGTATCACCAATAAAAGAGAAAGAAGGTGCCCCTGCTGAGCCAACCGGCGGTAAGAGTTGTGTAGAACTTAAACCGATTCTATCAGAGAGGTTTTGTTCTATGGCCTTTACTTCTTCTTTTAGTGCATTATGATGAGCCGCGATAACATTATGAAAAACCTGACTGTTTTGAACGTGTGAGGCCGCAATTGTGCCGTCTGCACCTCGCGTACATCCGGTGAAAGAAGTCGAGGTAATTCCTGTATAATGAATTATCTCATTGTCAATTGAAATAAAACCAGTACTCGGAAATCCCGTTGTTGACACGACGTTAACAGTCGTGGCACTATCTGTCAATGGATTATCAGTTAATTGTGTTGAAGTAGCATTGACGGCGACATACAAATCGGAATCTGCGGCCACCGCACTAGGAAATACAGCCATAATAGTTTCTCCTTAAATTTATTTCAAACTTATGAAAATGTTACCTGCCAAGTGACTTGAAGCGAGTCGCCAGAACCTTTATTAATAACCGGGAAAGTTTGTCGAGCAAACATAGTTCCGCCAGTTGATTCAGAAAAAATACCACTCTCTGTAATCGCGCCAGTATTCACGCCAGGACCAAATGAGGCGATATTCTGCCATACATTTCCAGAAGGCGTAAGAGTACCCGCCACACGACTAGAAAGTTCGGTTTCGAGGGCGGTATCAGAAGCATTAGCCGCGCTCGTACCTGTTCCAAGCCCAATATACTGCATGAAAAAATCGGCTTGAGTTGCCGCTGTTAACCATGTCGCTAAGTAGTTTTTTCCGACCGTCACGACGACATTATTGATCTCTCGTATTTCTTTGAGTTTGCCAGACGCATCATAGAGTTCAAATTTGATTCGTCCTTTAGGTGTTACTTTATCCTTAAACATTTGATTGTCTCCTTATATAGAAAGCGGATTAGATTCACTAGACCCACCATCGAAAGGGATGGGCGAGTCAATGTCAATCCTGTTTCTTTGATCTCCGCTTTGTTTTTTAACCCAACGGCGTCCTTCGGCCACATAGCGGTCGTAGGTAAGTTGTTGAGCGTCTGCGCGATCAAATTCTTGTTCTTTGGTCCAAGCCTTCCAGAGAAGATAAGCTGTAACAGCTTCCGACAAAGAATCATCTAAATTCAATGAATCCGTTACAGATGTAAGCGGAATTGGTTTAGATTTAAAAAACAATAATAGGGTCGTGGCATTATCAGCATCGGGAGCTTTATCTAACCAAATAGAGCGACCCCAAATTAAATACCGTTGCGGCGTTCCTTGATTATCCACCGTGGTATTCATAAAATTAGGTTGTTGTTGAGCCGTTTTTTCAAGATTGGACGGATAAAGACGTTTCCAACGAAACGTTCCATTCCCGTTATTAATTTTTATAAAAACGGCACGTGCGCTTAACCAATTTGAAGGAAGCGGATAATCGAGACGACCTTGGGTTAAAGAAAGGGATGCGATATCTTCTAAAATTCGTGTTTTATTGGTATAGTCAAGTTCTGCCCGATTAATATGGCGTAAAAACTCCGCATCTGTCCAATAAGATGCTGAAATTTCTACGAGTTCGCGCCGAACGTCTGTAATTATTGTTTGTGCTTGCATAGATTTCCTTACAGATAAAAAATATAGACATTTAGTCCAACAATTTGAATTGTATGAATTGTAATTGTAGGATGTTCATCAAACCATTCATTTAGTGGAGTAAGTTCAGAAGGAATTGTTAATTCAATATAGGCTATGTTCATTTTTCTACCCAACTAATTGTCATGTCTGAAATTGTATTTGTCGCACTAGATTGCCCACTAATTAAAAGAGCGTTATTTGGCGGAATTATAAAACCTAGTAAATTTGTATTTATTTTACTTCTGTTATTAGCTCCGGTTATATATGCTAAAAGTTTTGTTCCTCTTGCGCTGATTGTTGGGGAAGAATAAGAAACCATTTCTGAGGAATTAGCACTCTCAAAATTACTATTAGAGATAGTTAATAATGTTCCATTTGCCGTAATTGTAGGATTTTTATAAAACCTATATGTAAGTTGTTTTCCCGCAGACAAACTATTTAATAACGTTGTTTGAATAAAAATTGTTTTTGTATTACCCGAAAGGTTCTGTAAAAGCAAAATATCGACTTCGTTTGTTCCAGATACGTTCTGCTCATTTGAAACTAAGTAAACATTTCCATTTGCAGCATCCGCGTTTAAAAGATCAGGTGTTACAAGAAGTCTGCCATCATATGCTTGAACATGTTCAAAAATTTCCAGATCATTAAGTTTTTGTGCGTTTAAAACAGATCGAACAGATTGTGCAAGATTATCAACGTCAAGGTTTTGGTTTAATGGGCGAGCAATCAAACCGCTTCCATTCATTCTATATGTTACATTCAACCGAAAAGTCGTTTGGGCTTGGTTTCCATTGATATATCTAACCCGAAAATATTTAGCTCGCGGACAGAAAGAAAAGGCGCGACCAATATTTGCTTTAACGTTCGAACCTTCCGACCGGTCAACATTAATTCCATCGCCCGACCATTGAAATTCTAGACCGTTTGTCGCGCTAATTTTATCAGTAAAAACTGTTAAATTTATAGCTCCAAAATTAGAAACGTTTTCAAAATTACCGATAAAAATCTCGTCGATTCCTAGCGGTGTAGTTGAACTATTGCTAAATGAATTCAGCGGGTATCCGGTAGTAATATCTATCATTATTGGAGCCCTAGAATTTTTACGACGAGATTCGTGGCAGTTCCCAATGTCAAAGAACCTACGTTTACACGTATAAAATCAACAGGCGTATCGTTATTTCCAGTTGATACAATTACACCGTCTCCTGTCGTAGTCGAGTGTGATAAAAGTCCCGTCCAATTTACTCCGTCCAAACTACCTTCAAATTTTACTCCCCATGCTGTAGGAGACGCTCCTGTTCCTTTAGCACTCAAAGAAAATATCGCAATAGGGCTTTTTGTTAAATCTATTATACCGCTACTTCCCACTTGTGTAAACGTGAAACTGTCCCGATAAAACGGTTTTGATATTCCCGAAAAAAGTGGCATTATTCTATCTCCGTTACTTGCATATTTCCACTTCCTGAACTTAAAATAACATCTATTCTTCCAACATAAATTGGAAGGGGAAGTTCATAAGACGATCCGCTTGTTAGAACAATTGTAAAACTTGTAGTAGAGGCTGTCGCACCAAATTTTACATAAGCATTTTTTGAAGAATCATTATAAAAAATGGCTGCTTTTCTATTTGAATTTGCTGACAACAATGTAGCATTTGTCGTAGATAAAGCTACTGTTGTTATCGTTGCTAAATCTACGCGATCATCTATGTCAGCCATCTTTTCTCCTCAAATCTTGGGTTGTTGTTTATTGTGGTTATCCAACCCATCCCAGGTTTACTCCTGGCCCACAGCAAACTTCATTCCAGATTACGGAATATCATTACCAATGATCGTGCTATAGACGTCTTGGGCTTGACCCTGACGGTTTGTACGAATTACGCGCACAGTTCCAGTAGAAGTCACAGGAACTTCAATAGGCGGATTAAAGTCCAATTGAACATGTCCACCTTCTTTCGAAACAAAAGCAACAGCGCGAGTTGCAAGAGTTGCAACCGGCCCCGTTTGAACTTCTACTTTTCCACTACCAGAAAATGCAGCAATAACGCTCCGAAGAAGGAATGTCGTACCCGTAACTGTGTAATCATGGTTGTCAGCGGTATCAGATGCGACAGCCGCCGACGTGTCATAACTATGAACTTCATTGCCCGAAATAGCTGTGGCAACTTGAACATAGATCGGATTGGTTTCCGAGTTTGCTGAGGTATTAGCAGAAACTTTAACCGAATCTTCTGCCAATGTGAGGGGACGAATATCAAGGTCTACTGCATCAACGGTTAAAGAACCTCCTGCATCCGAAATAGGAACCGGATTGCCGTTAGCAACGTCCGCGTCTCCGACTTGAATATTCACATTTGCGTTCAGATCGTCATGAGTATTTTGTAAAACTTCAATAGAATCCTGAGTAGAAGTAATATCACGAATATCAAGATCAGTTGCCGTAACATTAACATCCCCTGAAACTGTAACATACAACGCACCAGCCGCATTGACCTTAAGCGACGCATAGTCGCCATCTGTACTGGTTGAAGAAGCGAGTGTATCTTGTCGAACTGCAAGAGTTTGAGTACCGAGGTCGCCACTAACGTGCGCACTATCCTCGGCATATTCTGTACCAGAAGATGCCCCTCCGGTAATATTTACATCTAAAGACGTGCCAGTTAAACTGACATTAGTAGTACCATCTGTTAAGCGAACAAAGATGGGATTTGTTGATAAATTAGCATCCCGCGTAGCAGATACTAGTGTTGGGAAATGTCCATCAGCCATATAATTGCCTCCATGTTAAATTTGTTCCGCTTCCACAGAACTTTGTAACGTTTTTTCCTGATATTCGAGTTGCTCTAATTCTTGTGTAACCGCCATAATTTGTCTTTCGATTTCAGGAACTTTTCCTTTAATCAAATCTTCGATTGCTTGACGGAAATGAACTAATTTAGACTTCGCTTCTTGCTTTCTCGCAGCAATCCATTTAAGTTTCATATCTTTTGTTTCGCGAGCTTGAACTTGAATCGGATATGAGCTTCCAATATCTGACATTTTATGCTCCGTAAATTGTAGATTCAAAATCTGCTAATACGCCAGTAGCGTAATGCGTCACTTTTACATCAAGTACGTCTCCACCATCCATACTAAGAGGAGAAGTAAAGGAAAAATCCAAACTACGGGCGGGACCAGATCGTTTAGTTTCGATAAGTACCGCATTAAGAAATAATTGAAATTTTGCATAATCTGTACCGCTAACTCCTATTCGCGTCAATCTTGTAGCAACCGCTGCCGTATGTGTTAAAATAGTTGTAAGAGTATTATCCGAAACATTTGTGACACTTCCACCAGCAATAGCTGAAACAGAACTTGGTACAAATATTCCATCAAAAACGCCATCAGTGATATCAGCAAGATGGACGTATAAATTACGCGCAGGATCGGTTTCAAGACGCCGAGATAATTGCGTTCCGCGTTCTGACCCTAAAAGAGTATGATCGCTTTTTGTCGGCGCGTATGTGGGTTCATCCCCCTGAATATGCTCAGGATAATTGGGAAAATTTAAACCCACGGTTTAATCCTTTTTTTCTTCGTCTTCCTGCTTATCCAGGATACGTTCACGTAATTCTTTCGCGCCTTCTGGTTTAAAATTGCCTTCTGGTATAGCTTTCTTATGCTTACGAAAAATAATCAGACCATTTACGCGTCCAATTACTTCTACAAATAACGCCAATTTTCCGTGGTCGCCCGTTTCAAGAGAAGCAGCGATTTCTGATTCGGGAACGGCAAATTCTGATAAAATTTCATGTTTATCCATTTGCGTTCTCCACAAGACTCCGTAGGGTTTTGATAATTTTTTGAATCTTCTTAAATTCTTTTACGTCTTTCGGCATTGGAAGCTTACTTAGGTTTAAAAGAGCATCTACAACAATTTCTTCTAGCGTTGCTCCACTAACCTTCATAACTGATTTAGTACCGTCAAGCATGGTGACTTTCGCTACAGTACCTTTTCCTTTAAAATAATTTTCGCCAGGGTCTTCGGCTATAACAGTTCGTCCTTGTTTAGGACGCGCATCAGCAACACAACGAATACAAGTTGGTTCTGTCGCATTGGCGTTTCCTATAAACATTTTATCCATTTGATGTATTGTACAAAATCCTGCCGCGCTTCCAATACTTTGCATAGTTTTCTCCTTACGCCCAATAGTTTGATTTGTCGCGACGATATTTCTCACGCATCCGATGAATATCGACTAAATCATCCAAATCTATATAATCTTTTAAACCTGTTTTTCTTAGGCCGATTGCTTTAGCTTCATTCGTCGCTTGTGTTAATGGATCAAGTCCGACTGTAAAATCTTTCCCGCGATTTTCTTCGAAAGAAGTGGAAAACTCTCGCGCAGCTTTTTGCTTATTAATAATATGTTTTTTAATAAGTATGTTAAGTACACGCCGCCAACCTTGGCGGAGAATATAGCCATCCCATCGACGCTCAGTTCTTTCATACACCATACCGGCTATTGGATTAATTCCGCAAAGATGTTCGAGTTCTAATCCTTGTCTCTTCACTAAATAAATTCCCCAAGGCCGCTCAGTTGCCGGACAATTCTCGAAAATGCGCAGATGTGGATTAAGTCGTTTTAATTTAGATTTAAAGATGCAGTAAAGCATAATTTTATTTCCGCCTATTTTCAACTCCCGTATAGGCGACGCATGAAAATAGGCAGAATAAAACTACAATCTTAGTTATCAGCAGCCGAACCATGATAGATTTGCACGGCGCGAACTGATTGAAGAACCGTTGCACCAAGGACAAACTTCCAACCAATCGTTGAAAACATATTCAGCGGATTAGAAGTGTCTTGCGCTCCTGGTTCTTTACGGATCATTTCCATACCTTGACCACTCAATTCAGTGATACCATAAGCATCACGACCGAAGATATAAGCATGGTAGGTGTCATCAGTAGCACCAATACCGGTACCCGTATTCGTGGAAACCACGAAACGAACCCCGTACAATGCACCAACTTCACCGCGAAGAATTTCGTCATTCTTAATGTACTTAGACGTTTCCAACCAAGAACCGGCATCCGTATCTGACTGTAAGTCAAAATGCCCGGCGGGATGGATCAAGCCTTTATACATATTACCCTGAAAACCAGGGACGTTAGATGAACGAAGTGAATAAACAGCTTTACGGATTTCCGCAGCATTTAACACGGACGCATCAGCAACCGTTACTTCGGAAACAGCACCACCAGCGAACTGATCGGTGAAGTTACCGGAGAGAGCAGCGCGAACGATGGTGTCGTAAGACAACGCTGCATTGTCAGATAATTCATCTGAGATTTCGTCCATGATGGGATTAATTGACTTCCATTGCAGTTCTTTTGAGGTTTTAACAAACTGCCCGTAAGTTAGAGGCTCAATCGTCCCTTCTGTGGTACCGACGGTTGATTCCGCCGGATTCACATTTTCTGTTAGCGGCGTGATCACAGCCGTCAGCTTATTAAGGCGACGGAATTTAACCAGCGTACCGCTTTGCTTCGGGAGAGGGCGTTTTGTTCCACAATCCTCGAAGTAGAGTTGGGGAACGAGACGCTCCAACCAACGCTTATCATAATAAATGCCTGTGTCGGTAAATGTATTACCAACCGCAGTTGATATACCAATTGTATTAGCCATTATAGGCTCCTGTGGTTAAAAATCCAACCCAGGTATTAGTCGCTGACCATTCCAAGTTTGGCGAAATGTTGCTTTAATTGCGCCGCACTCATTTTGCGCGTATCTAGTCCAGTGGTGTTGGTTTTACCACCCGCCGCGACAGCGGTTGACGCTTCTTTCGCGGCCTGAGCATCAGCCGATTTACGGCCAAGCTCATGTGCTTGTTTCACAGATTCCTCTGCTTTTAGGTCACGTGCAAGTTTATACAAAGTATCATAAATAACGCCAACATCCTGATTCCAGTCCACGGGACAATTTTCAGCAGAAGCAATTTCGTTCATGACGGGTTTAAGTTTCGTAAAATCAGGATAATTTGTAGTATCCGATTCGCGCCGCATGATTTCGAAGTTTGTTTCCAGGCTCGTAATTTTTTGGTCACGCGCCTCTAATGCCTTTTCGTGTTCTGTTTTCAGTTCTTTTGTCCACTCCTCTCGAAGTGGGTCGAACGCTTTCAGACCTTGTGTCTGCAAGGACTTCATAAACTCCTCAGGGCTGATTTCTTGTTTAGTTGCTTGGGCGAAGGCTTTATGGAGAGAATCTATTTGAGTTTTAAGTTGCGCTTCGTATTGAGTACGTCGCGTATACTCTGCTCTCAAATTACCATAATTCTTGTTTACGCTTTCAAGCTGCTTGACAAGAGAGTCGTAGCTTGTCTTTGGGTCGAATGTCGGTGCCGCCGCAACAGGAGGATTTTGGGTGGTGGATTCTGTTCCTGGCTGCGTACCAACTGCATCTGGTGAGTCGATAGTCGCTGCCGCATTATCGACGGATTCTACCGTCGGTGCGCTTTGGTTGTTATCGTCTGCCATTTTATTATTTCCTTGAAACTTATCTTCGATCTAGTCGAAGGGTTTCTAAAGGGAGTTTTTACTCTTCGACTTTTTCCGCATTAAGCATCCTTGCGGCATTATCTCCGAGTAACATAAATTGTTTAAGAATATCTACAGCTTTCTGGACGCCTTGGGCGCGAATACGTTCTATACGGGCGTCCTCGTCATTCCCTTTAAGCCAAGCATTTTTTTTATCCTCTAAAATTGCATCAAGTTCAGCTTTATAAAGTTTAAAGCCGGGATGCTGGCAAAATGCGCGAATAATATGACCATTATTAACATCTTGTGAAAGACGCGTAATTTGTTGGTCGTTCAAATCACTCATTATCTAACTCCCGGAGCCTTTGGTGCGGACGGCCCATTCTGAATATTTTGCGCAAGTATAGCATTTGGATCACCAGTCGGCGACAAAGCAGGATTCGCTACAGTCATGATTTGGATTTCTTCCGGAGCAAAACCCGACAGTTTAACAATTTTACTAAGAATACTCGCGATAGACTCAGGTGCAAGATATGGCGCGAATGTACCAAAGATTGTCGTTAACTGCTGAATCTTACCCTCGGTTCCGACCATATCACTGATCCCAACCATCTTGTACTTGAAGTCTACGCGCAAGTCTTCCACTGATTGAATTGCAGGTGGTATAATCTCACCAGTTGTAGGGTCTTGAATTGGCTGAAATAAGAAACCATAAGTATTATTTAATTGTTCATCTGTATCAATAAATTGAAGGTTTAAACCTTGTATGAGTTTCAGCACACGTTTGATTCCAAGTTCTTCGATGAGCTTAGTTCCAACCGCAAATTTTTCAAGAGCCTGACCAATAATAAGCTGCGCTCCCTTAGCTGTACGACCAAGACGACCAGATTCTGGTGAACCTTGAATTGAACGAGGCGCAGTTGCATTTTCAATATCACTTTGAACCGTACTGGCTTCAGTATAAGCTGACGCCGTAACGTCTGGTGTTCCAAGAGCTTCTACGCCATCCATTTGATCCGTTAATATAATACCATTCGGAGTTGATATAAGTGTGTCAAGATCAATATCCGCAAGAGAATTAACCTTCCACATTCTATTCAAAATTAAATTAATGTTGTCAATGCGCTGGCGTCTTAATGTCCAGAGTTCATGAATATTTGAGATTACGGGTTCTATAAGACCTAGCCCAAACCATTCAAGGGGAACTGGAAAAAATACACAACGAATAACCGGGCATTGCTGATGATGAAAAGGATTTGAACGCGCTACCAAAATAACTTCACGGTTTGCTATGATAATCTGACATTTTTCTTTGATACCGTCCCCGTCTAAATCGTATTTACCCCAAAATGTAAGAACTTCTACAAGGTCTTTAGCGGGTGGCGTAGATAAACCACGAATAGAATATCGAGCTTGACGCGATTCTGCAAAATGAGTATCACCGGCGACAAGTTTTGGATTCTCAGTATTACCAAAAATAGGAAATTGTCCGCGTCCTCCTGCTTTAACATCATCTATACTCATCCATGACCGAACAAATACACCTCGCGCATCACTTTCATTACGAGATTCGGGATCAGGAAACACATCAAGAATATCTAAAACTTCAACTTCTGGCCGCCGTTCGACAACCTTATATTCACGCTTCTCTTCCCACCGAATATTATCAGGATTAATAAGAAGACCATTAATTGTTAAAGGCTCGCGAATAGGAGTACGCGTAATAACCCATTCTCGTTTCGCTTTCCAATACACATGGAAATAAGAAGTTCCGTAGAGTAAAAGTTGTTTAACAAAATCTACAAATTTAACCATAAAGTCTGCTTGATTGAGCTGAAACGTCAGCAGAATCTTCATCCCATCTGCAAAATTTTGATCCATTGGATTGACAGGAATAATATCAAAAAATTCTTCCCCCGATCCAAAAATTGTGTTTACAATCTTCGGAACTGCTGCTTCGATAACTTGAAACACAATTGGGACAGTGATTGTAGAACGCGTGGGAGTTTTACGCTTGTCTTGACTTGAAAAATACAGTCTATAGATTTCTTCCCATAAAGTCTCGTAGGGTTTTCGCCAGGATTCCCACGGTTCAAACATTCCGGTAATATCGTCAAGACATTTCTGCTCTGCATCAATACCATCTTTCCCCGGAGCAATTTGGATAGTACCGACTGGGGCAGGTTGTACTTCCCCTTCTTGCGGTTCAGCGATAGATTGATCTTGATTGTCGTCGTAGGCCATAAATTTTAATATCCAGTGTGAGAGTCCAGAACCTCAACGCGGTTACTCATTCGTTTATGTTTCTTCCCGCGCGTTGCGCCAGTATGATTCAAATATAAACCTGTCATTGGTCTAGAAAACGCATAACGTAAAGCGTCCATACAATGGTTATTTTTATCTACTGTTTTATCGTTGTTGAAACCATTGGCATCAGGTGTTTGATAATGATATGACAAAATTTCATCAATCGTATGGGTCGTTTTATGTTTAAAAAACTTAAGTCGCCCTTCCTGTAACAATCCGCGTATCCTCACAATTCCGGTATCTTTCGTTTTATCCGCCGGTTTAACATTGCGGTTTCCGTAAAATTGGTTGAGTTCTAAAATGAGTTGCGCAGCTTGTGTATCCGCCAAGACGTAAGCGAGAGCTTCGCTTTGTAAAAACATTGAAATGGTTTTTAAAAGAGTCTCTGCCGCATAAAATTCTCTGTATACATAAAAAATTTTTGATTCGGGATCAAGCGCAATACATAAAACCGCATTAGGATTAGACTTACCGAAGTCAAGCCCACCAAAACGAAGCCACTTATCAGGAATAGAAAACGGATCAACCAAATGAATGTCTTCATCGAATTCCGGGTAAACCAATCCTTCCAGTCTAGTAAACATCCCACGGTATCGTCGATCAAAGATTGCCTTTGGCAATTCTTTTTTCATCCTCTCGTATTCATCTTTTGGAAACTTTGGATTACCAATAGATGACCAAGTAACTACTTCAATCGTATTTCCGCGTTCAGGATAGTGGCGCACTTCACATTTGCCTTCGTCGTCAAAGTTGTAAACGGCCCCGGCTTTATTTAAAATTTCTTTTTGAAACCAATTAACAGCATATGGCGTCGAGGTTAAAATACATCGCCCTTTATCTACTGAAAGACGCCCCTGAATATTCGTCCAACCTTCAGCTTTAATTTTACCACACTCGTCCACCCATGCGGCGCGAACGGTCATACCCTCAACAGAATCCGGGTCGTCCATTGACCGGACGAAAATCTTACAAGGTTCGTCTGTCTCCAGATGATTCCAAGCTAATTGAAAATACTTCTTTTGTTCTTTCCATTCTCCCCAGTCTTTCGGAAAAAACTCTTTAAATTTTGGCAAGGTGGACTGTTCGAGTGTCGGGTTGGTCGGGGCGCATATTAAATAATCGCCATATTGACCCTTTTGGTAATCAGTCTGAATCTGGTCGAGCAACCAAAGGCCGCCGACGAATGTCTTGCCTCCGCGAATTCCGGCTATTGCGCCGATAAATCGCGCGGATGATTCAAAAATTCTGTCTTGTGCAGGATGAAGATTTACTTCCATAATGTCTGCCGATTGCGTTGTTTTATTCGCGGTTTACGAACGCCATATTTTTTACGAGGCCTCTTATTCTCAAATCGGTTAGGTAGACAATACCTACAATCTAATTCATATCTTTTTAAACGATTATAAACAGTTGGATGTTGACAATTTGTTATATTTTCTTGGTTCATTTTAGTTTAATTTTGTACGAATTTGTCTCCCCACAGTATCCAAATCTGCATAGAAATAAACTAAATTAAAGTTGTGCGCTACACGCCGCGCAATCTTTAAAAAACGCACAGGACCGAATATGATCTGGCACGCCCCGTTTAAATCGAACGACGCGGACCGCGCCTGACTGGTTTGGCTGTTTTTGTGCGGAAGCTTGCCCGTCGGTTTTTTGCTTGATTTTCTTGGTAGGACGTTTTTTTCTTTTTTTTGTAAAAATCATATGGCATTTCAAAACTCCTTTTTTCTTCGTAGACCCCTCCCGTAGGGTGAATCTGTAGGGGCATACTAGCAGGCCATAACCAATCCAGTCACCCGCCCCCGTCCCGCACCCCTGGGTACTCATTCAACCGTTGAATTAAAGTCAACAGCTTCATTGAGTTTAAGGTAGAGGGTCGGTGTCGATGATTTTAGTGGGGTCTAATGGGGAAATACTAGATTCCGCCACATCCCTTGTCCCCTTTTCCGCCAACCTATTTATAACTAAAACACTTATCCTTTGCTTAGGTTGCGTTGCTTCGGGGGAAATCTTTGCCGTAAACTTGCGAATTTCCAACCATTCCTTAAATTTAAGAGTTTGTCTTTCTTCCAAAGGAATATCTAAAACGCTTTTAATATCCGCTTGTAAACGGGCGCGTGATGTAACATCAAGATCACCAATTTGCTCAATATACGTTTTTAATTTCTTAAATATTTGATATGGCGCGGATTTCTCAGTACCAGTATATTTTGCCAATTGGTAAGCTTTTTTAATATTACCAGTTGAAAGGAAAGCATTGATAAATAACCAATTTTGATGAGTTAAGCGCGAAAAATCAAGGGCGTTTGGAAGTGCTTGATTATCATTTGATTCTATTGGTTGATTTTGTTCAAGTTGGTTTGATTTTGAATTGACGTGATTATCAATAATTTCCATAATATTAATTGTTTAAATACAAAAATCCCTTATAAGGTCCGCTTAACATCTAAAACGTATGATTATTAATCATTTCCGCTTAGAGTGAGCATTGCGCGTTTGCGCCTATTTTCGAGGTCGTATTTCGCCTTGGCACTCGCAAGGTCGATATGGTTGGGAGTTGGTCACGTTAAGATGGTCGAAGGCGTGAGAGTTAGGCCAAAAACATACCCTACTATATACACCCAAAAACGCGGTATTGATGACAAAGCGCGAATAATTATTTTGAAAATAATTGATTATAAAGTAGTTTTAATGATAAATAAACCTTGACAAAATGGAAAATCGGCCTATACTTAAAATATAATAAAAGGAGAAAAAACATGAAAAAATTAAAAGGATTTTATGCGACATTATCCACGGGCAAGGAAAAAAAAGTCTATTATCTTCAACCTTACTATTATCAAGGTGGAAAATGGTTCAAAGTGCGAAATGAAAAACCCCTAAAAAAAGGAGGAAAAATATGAAAACTACAACACGCGGAAAATGGAGAATTGTGAAGCTACCAAACGGATCATACCAATGGATTTTGATATAGAGGATAATCAAATGATTAAATACGAACGTGACTTATTGGAGTTTTTAAAGAAATATCCAAATAAATGGCACTCTTTCAATACCGATGATTTAACGTTAAGTGTTATTGATAAATTGTTAAGTCAAGATTTAACCGGTAGATTCACAGTTGATTGGGATACAAAACAAATGTATTATTTACCAAAAAAACCAACGTATTATAAAAAAGGGGGCGCGAAATGAAATTATTTAGAATTTATACTGAAAACAAAAATCCAAAACGCTTAGAAGAATTAATTAGTTTATGCTTTGATGGTTTTACGGTGATAAAAACTAAGGGGTTTTGGAAAGGCGCGTCCGAAAGCGCACTCTTAATTGAAATCTACACTGAAAATAGCGAGTTGATACGCGCATTAGCTAATGCGATTAAGAAAAACAACAAACAGGAAGCCGTATTAATTACGAGTGCAGATGTTGATTTTCAAGTAGTTTAAAAAACCCTTGACAAAACATCAAATGTCAGGTAAACTAAAAACAGAAAAGGAGGTCATATCATGAGTCAACAAACTAGATTAGGGACACACGCGACAACGATCCAAAACAGATATGGAATTGAGACGGTGGTAAGATATCACACTACAGAGATTGTGCGATTCAGCAATGAACGAATTGAATTAAATACAGGCGGTTGGCGTACAGCTACCACAAAAACACGGTTAAATCAGGCAAGCGTACAGTTTGGTTTAGGTTATCATGTGCATCAAAAAAACTACGCATGGTTTGTTACATACGGAGGGAACACGCATCGATGGAATGAACCGATCTTTATTATAGGAAGATAAGGAGAGAAAATAAAATGGCTTTCACGGTAAATAATCGATTAAAAAACTTGGCTTTGTCAGTTTCATCCTTTGAAGCTTTTATTAAGGAATGTGCAAAATGGCGGAAATACGCCGTAACGATTCCGACACCGTGGACCAAAGCTGATTATCGCCGGCTTTATGATGAGATTAGGGGAGGTACGCGCCATGAATACACCACAAAGACCGTTTAAGACGATACATGATAAGCGTCTTGCATACTTGGTGAGTCTAGAAGGAATTTACAAGGAAGACGGTTACACAACTAGGTTAAATGGGCGCGATAATCTTCTAGAAATTTATCCCCGTGGTTCAAAGATTCCAAAAACTCATGAAGAAATTACACTTGAAAAGTGGGCTAATTAAGGAGAATAAAATGACTTCTTTTATAGACAAATTCAAAGCGAAAGTAAGACAATTAGACAAACCGCGATATGACGCATTTAAACCAGAACCAATGATAAAAAGGTTCAACATTTATAAAAGAAGTTTACCAGTTGGTCTTGATAAAATTGTGGTTATTGGCGTCACTAAAGAAGAAGCTAATTGGTGGATTCAATATAAGCTTAAAACAAAATCCTATCAAGATAATACGAACGATTTAATAACATTAATTTATTTTGATATCGTACCAGTAGACGCTACATTAAAGGAATTGTCGATTTACTTCAACATTCACCCTATAACAATTGGACCTATAGTAGGTTATATAACAGATGAAAATTTACATTAGAACGTTATGGAGCGACGATCAAAAATCTTTATGGCGAAGCGAAAAACAACGCGACGCTTTACGCCTCTATTTAAATGACCACGGATTTTATGTTTTAACGGGCGCAAGTGATTCCCTTGACGTTTATGCTATAGACTATACCGACCCGTGGGATATTTGTCTTATCAAAAAAAGCCTTGACAAAATACAAAAGTCCTGGTATACTTTAACCAGGAAGAAAAAGGAAGGTATAAAATGAAAACGATCAAACAACAAATTTACGATGCAATTGAACTAAAGAAAAAACATCATACAGAAGATTGTTCAGACGCGAATGATGACACATCGGTTCTTAAAGGTAAGTGCATTTGTCCTAAAAAGCTTGGTGAAGGGAGCCACATTCATGCGCGTCAAGGTGGACGGAAAATAGTTTCAAATTGAAAAATATCGAAGGTATAGTATGCTTTAATAAAAGCAAAGGGAGCTTAAATAATTATGAAAAAATTACATAAAAATAGACTTTTAAAATTAGCTAAGCATTTAGAACAAGGTAAATTAGGCCATAAAATCTTTAATATGCGTGTTTGGAACGCCGGTACTTTTGATAAAAATGGTTGCGGAACGGCGGGTTGCGCTATAGGAGAGTGCCCGATTGTTTTTCCTAGATTATGGATATTCCGGCGAAATAAGATTTTACAGCCCCAACCCATTTTTCGTGATTATACCACGGTTTTCTCCTCAATTCGAGCTTTTTTTGGGTTAACTTGCCGCGAGGCATATTTTTTATTTGTACCCGATACTTTATATACTGCACGTAACCAAGCCAAACGTATACGAAAGTTTGTAAAGAAGAAAAAATAACATGGCTTGCATGGAGCATGATTGTATAAATCCAAATTGTACTTGGTCCGCGATTGACAATAAATCTCATGATCGTTGTCCGTTTTGCGGTACCGAAATTATAAGTTTTTTCGATGAACCAAAAGGAAATGAAAATGTTAACTATGATAATTGATGAAGTGACAAACGGTTATATCGTGCGTATTCATAAAAATGGTTATTTGCTTAATGAATTTCATGAGGAACACATCGACGCATTATGCGCCGTTTACAATTTCCTCGAAAATGAAATTTCCCTCGAATCAAAAAGGAGACTTGATGATGCGTCTACGATGTAACTTATGTATATATCAACACCACGACAATGCGTCAAAGAAAACTGAAATTTTATGGCTACGCACGATTCGGAATATGGATTATCTCGTATGTAAATTTCATCGGAGGCAAAAGTATGGTCGAAAAAAACCAAACGGCCTTAGAACTATATAATTCTTATAAAAAACAATATGATCTATTGGTCAATATTTATTGTCAAATGAAAAAACATCGCCCATTTGAACCGCAATCTAAACTTGCAAAAGTTATTTGGCGTATTAGTCGATTGATGGAAGCATGGAAATTTGTCGCAGTTGTAAACATCGTGAAAAAACAAAAAGGAGAATAATATGAACCTCGAATCTCTTTTATCGCAACTAGAAAGAATACGGTTATGCGCAGAAGCTAAAGAATTTCAAGAGTATTATGACAGTTATATTGAAAACCTAATAATAAAATTACTTTTAGACTACATTAATAATACAAAAATCACAGAAAAAATTGATGAAATTATATTCTAAGGGGGAAATTATGTTTATTGAAATCAAGGAAGTTAAACAATGTCGCAATAAAGCTTTTGGAAACTTCGTATATCGCGGACAAAACAACACCTTAATAACAATATCCCTCAAGAAAAATAATACAGTGGCGGAATATTCTGCAACAATCTTTCACGAACTTATGCACTTATGGGTGACAATTTTACGGTCAAAAGGTTTTCGTTGTACCAATATTCAAGAACACCGATTTATTTATGCCGCAGAAGAGCGCGTTTTGGCTATGGCAAAAAAACACTTAAAAGCACGGAGAAAAAAATGAATGTTCTTTTGCGCTTACAAATTGAAACACAAGAAAGAAACTATATAGTAAGTACAACATTTGAAAATTATACACTTCGCCAAACTTTTAAATCTTATAGGGAGGCGTTACGGGAATTGTCTAAAATTGCCCGGCGCGAAGAATTACGTCATGAATTTAACTGTAATCACAATCCTGGTTGGGACGCTAACCGTCACGTCTTATAGGTCGGTACCAGAACAGACCGATTCCACACCATTTCACACATCAACCGGGGCGCACGTTGAACCTGGTGGCGTCGCCATCAGTCGAGATTTACTTTGTGGCGCATGTCGTAAACTTCATAAACGGTGTCGCCATCCTGAATATCTAAAGAAAATACATTATGGTGATTGGTTGTTTATTGAAAACTACGGTTTTCGCTTCGTAAATGATTGTATGTCAAATACTTCTACCAAAAAAATTAAAGGTAAAGTAAAAAAATTCGTAATTAAAAACCAAATTGATTTATGGGTTAGTAGTTATAAAGAAGAAAAATCGGTCAATGTAAAAAAATTATTAATTTACAAAATACAAATATATAATTAATCTATTATTAATATATAATTAATAAAAAGGACAAAAATATGGCAGCAAAAACACGTTTTATTAAATGGCAAAAAACAAAAGAAATCATTACTAAGAAAAAATACAAGGGTGAGTCTAGTCCTTATTGGGACGCCATGGCAAGAGCATCAAGGGCACGCGCTCATCACGATACAACGGGTGAAACCAACGAATATCCTACTTCTAACCCGGATATGTTGGAAGAATCTGAACCGCCCCAAGAGAATTTACTAAGAAAAATTCTTAAAAGAGATTGGCGCGAAATTAAATTTTCCAAGCGGGAAAAAGAAGTTTTATTGCTCTTGGCAAACGGATTGACGCAAGATGCCGTAGCAAAATGCTTGAATATCAAACGTTCTACGGTACAAACCATGGTGAAACGAATTCAGAAAAAAAGTTTTGATTGGTATGTCATCAAAATGGCGAATAGCAGCATATATAGTACAGAGGAGGAATCAGAATGATACCAATTATTTCAAGTTTAATTCCGCTGTTAGGTTCAGTTTTGGATAAAGTTATTCCAAATAAAGCGGAAGCAGAGCGCGTAAAATTAGAACTTCAAGCGAAATTATTAGAACAAGAAGGTAAGTTAATTGAGTCGCTCATTAAAACTGACGTTATTCAAGCAGAAATAAATAAAACAGACGCCCAAAGTACAGATAAATTTAAATCTTATTGGCGACCTTCTCTTGCGTGGGTTTGTGTTTTGGGTTTTACTTGGCATACTGTTATACAACCGTTAATTATGTTTGGTACGACACTTTATACAGGTGTTCCGCCGGTTTTGCCGGCGTTTGATGGTGGTATGTTAAACACAGTTTTATTTGGTATTCTTGGTTTGGCTGGTTATCGTACTTATGAAAAGAAATCGCATTTGACGAAATAAGGAGAAATTTAATAATGGAAATTTTCTATAGATTTTTAGCGGTTATTCTGGCTCTTATTTTTACGGCGGGTTTATCTGCACTTTTGTCGTGGCCTGTTCAATTACTTTGGAATAATGTGGCGGTTTATGCGATTGATGGTTTGCATACATTAAATTTCTTAAGTGCCTGGGGTTTAACCGTCTTGGCAAGTTTATTATTTAAATCTCTTAAATAAAAAGGAGGATATAAAAATGAAATTATGGAAAGCAATCTTGAAAGGAAGCAAATTAAAACCACAAGGAACGGGAAGACTTTTTCATGAGCAAGCAACTTGTGCGCTTGGAGCAGGTTTAGACGGACTAGGGGGATTGGAAAGTTTTCATACAACAGAAGACGCCTTAAAAATCTTAAGTATGTATTATCCCTATCTAAACTCACCAGTATCGCTACCTATAGAGATAAGAGACATGAATGTGCCACTTTCTAACGCAATTATGTTTTTAAACGATAGTGAAAAATGGTCCCGCGAAGCGATTGCAGAATTTGTAAAAACAATTGAAAATGAAATCACTCAGAAAAATTGGGATAAAAGAAAAGAAAGAAGAAATAAATGCCAATCAATTGTTAAACAAACTCCATTACCTGCGGAAATTAGAAGTGGTGTTAGGGTTTAAGAAACGAAAATAAAAAGGAGGAATACAATGGGGAAACGAACACTTAGTACAGAATTAAAATCAAACCCGACCGTGCGTTTAACTGATAAACTCGGTTCGCGCTTTGTCGGAAAATATCTTGGAAGTAAAGATATTACAATTCAAGGAAAATCAAGTAAACTCCATGAATTCAATGCGATTGCCGGCGACGCACTTATTACCGTTAAAGAAGGCAATACTTATAAAGAGGCAGATATTCAAGAGGGTGATACTGTTTCATTGTTTGGTAGCAAAGCCATTGATACGGCGGTTGCGCAAGTTAATCCGGGCGAAGTGTTGGAATTCATTTTCAATGGGGAGAAAAAACTAAAAGGCGGACGCCGATTTAATGATGTAGCGGTAGCCGTTTTGGAGGATTAATAATATGCCAATATTAAAATCGAACAGTTCAACGAAGGTCGAAAAAACTGCTCCTGCGCCAGTGAGTCATAAATTCAGTGAGGGTGCGCAAGATATGAAACCTTATCCAGGTCGGGATTTTCAAGCTGAAGCGCGTGGTAAGGTTGCGTGTGTGGCTTTCAATGCCGCCCTTGCGTCGCCTGGAATTGCAGGCCTTCCATTCACGAATATTGACGAGTATTTGGCGTTGGTTCATAAAGCCGCCGATGCTAGTGTTGCATATACTTGGGACCATAAAAAATAAAATGGAATCTCGAAAAGACAATCATCTTTTGGTTTTTGACGAGGAGAAGCATCGGTATACGCTTGACGGAAATCGTGTTCCGGGAGTTACGACATTCGGAAAGGGTGGCTATCCAACGTCAGAACAACTAATCAAATGGCAAATTGGGGAAGGTTCTAAATATACGGCTCGTCTTATTCAACGCTTGCGAAAAAATTACCCGGCGCGTGTGGTTGAAGGAGAATTACTCGCGAGGATCATTAAGAAAAGTAAAAAGGCCAGTGCGAAAGTCGCTAAACGCGCCGCTGATATTGGGACAATCGTCCATGATTATGCGTATTTTACAGAGATTGGAAAGGTAAACGACGCCATGGTTGTATTATCAAAGGCTAAATTACATAGAGATTGGGATAAAATCCGTAACGGCATAAAAAAATATGAGGGATGGCACGAACAGAATAAGGGCCAAACTGTTCTATTGGAAGCAATTGTTGCGCGTGTTTGTCCATACCGTGCAATATCCCAAGAAAATGAAGGACTTTGTACTTGTTATGCCGGAAAATTCGATCATCTTTCTTTGCGTAATGGTATGTTGATTTTATCAGATTATAAAACGAGTAACGGTATTTATGTAGATCAATTCATTCAACTCGCGTCGTATGCGATAGCGATTGAGGGGTGGCTTGATAAGTGGCTTGAACAATATGGTTTACCTTTAAAAATTGGAGGGCTTGAAGTTTTGCGGTTTGGAAAAGAAAACGGTGATGATTTTCATCCGTTTTTAATAACAAACGCAGACGAAATTAGACAGTTAAAAAACCAAGCGATACGGTGTCGTCAAACCTATCGTTTTAGATTAACCTGGGAAAATGACAAGAGATTCAAATGGACAGGGGGCGCGAGTGCAACTAAATCAGGTGATACAGTTAAGAAACAGAGGATTAAGCGTATTTCCCGTGAGCAACGAAACCAAGATTCCGCTAGTAAAATGGGACCGATTACAGGATAACTTACCGACTCTGGCGGAAGTGTCGGAATGGTTCACTCCTAATGGGAGAAGTGTTGGTGTGGCTATGGGTCGCGTGAGTGGATTATTTCTCTTGGATTTTGATTTTACCAAACATACAGAGTCTAAGAATTTTTACGAAGAAAACAAACATAGATTGCCCAGAACTTGGACTGAAAAAACGAAATCAGGTGGACTTCACCTGTACATGAAATGGACGCTTGCGCTTGAAGAAAAACAAACGAATACGACGAGTATTATACACAAAGGCGTCGATACTAAGGGATATGGTGGATATGCAAAAATGACTCCATCGGAAGGGTACGAATGGATTGTACCGCCACACATCGCACCTTTGGCGAACCCACCAAAATGGTTACTTGACCTTCTCCCGACCAAAGGTGGCTCATTTCACTTAAGCCTCAAAAACGATACTTTATCGAAACAAGGATGGGTTGGCAGGGCCTTAGGTGAATTAAAAGAAGGAAATCGGAATGAAATTTTTACCAAAGTGGCAGGAAGTTTGAGAGCGCGGGGCTACGAAGCAACTGATATTTTTGAACTTTTGTGTGGTCGTGCTACAAAACTTGGCTTTCCATTGAATGAGTTACAAACTATCTGTAATAGTGTCGGACGTTATGCCGTGAGTGAACCAGAGAGTGGACAATTGGCGGCTGATGCTGAAACGTTTTTAGAGAACTTGGAAATCGTTAGTTGGATTGTGCCAAGCCTCGTCGCGCAAAAATCAATCGGCTTTGTCGCGGGATTACCGGAAACGGGGAAAACATGGATTTTGATTGATCTTGCCGTGGAATGTGCGCAAGGCGGCGGGAAATGGATGGGACGATTCCCGACTAAAAAAGCAAAAGTTTTATTTATAGATCAAGAGCGTTTCAAGGGCGAAACACAAAGACGATTTCGGGCTGTCCTTGCGGCCAAAAACTTAAGAGCAAAAGACCTGAAAGGGAATCTTTTTATAAGATGTGGCACTACTACCCGAATTAATTTAGATACGTCATACCAAGCATTTCGTAAAGAATTGGATGAAATTCGCCCGGACATTGTTTTAATTGACTCGTTTGTATCGTTTCATACGGTCGAGGAAAATAACCGGGGTGAAATTCAAACAGTTTTAGAGCGCATCAAAAAACTTCGAAACGATTTTGGTTGTACTTTTATTTTCGTGGATCACGAAAACAAAGGAGCCTTTCATGCGAAGAACGAAGACGAGCAGCCGTCGGCATTTAGGATGGCGGGATCAATCGCTAAACCCGCCGCTGCAGAATTTGTGCTGACTGTCAGACGCCATGACCCCGATACGAGCATGATATATCATACAAAATCAACGTTGGCAAATACTATTGCGCCGTTCATGATTAAGATACGAGACGTGGGAGACAAGAACAAAATAAAAGTAGAGGCCTTTTAATGGACACTTTAAATAATATAATTTGCGCATTAATTATTGGTTTATGTTATGGTCCTCTTTATCGTATTGTTTCTTCTATAACTATGAGGGTTTTTTAATGTTGGAGAACCTGCATAAATGGTGGTTTGGACCGTCTTTAAGCGTCTATCCCGCGCTTCCAATGACCGGGAAAACCGGAAAGCAAGTATGGGCGACCTATCGACGCCAACGCAAGACATATATGCGCTATGGAATTTCCGTCAATAGTCCTGTTCCAGGGGAAGGTATCAAAGATAATAATAAAATTCTTGGTAATAGGCCAGGCGTTACTGGTGATATGATTTGGGCTAAAGACGGAAAACAAATTCGCAAGAGCGCGGGATTTATCTTTCCAAAAGATGGGATGCGGTCGCAAGGTTCAATATTTGAAATGGTCAAGGCGCGAGGGACAAATTGGAAGATCACAATTTTTATAAATCCAAAACCGGGTTTTATTGCGGTTCATCAAACGGATTTTGTGTGCCAGAATGAAGTTCAAGCGGCCCGGTTCTTAGCGAAAAATTTTTTATCGCGCCACCAACGATTTAAATGGCGTATGAAATTTTGGATTCCGTGTATAATTAAAGATTTTAAAAATAAATTGATTGAATTGTTTCGGTAAGGAGAAAATAAATGCCTTTCATCAAACGCGATTTACGCGCCCCTCTTTTGGCAGAGGACATTAAACCGAGAGTAGTTGGCGACTTATGTTTTTTAGAATATTCGCGATTGATGCAAGCATGGCGTGAAAACCCACGATGGACAACTATTCATAATCAATTTAAACTGATAACGGGAATGAGCGACAATCAAACCGCAGCATTTTTGGCGTTTCTAGAGTTTTATTTTAATCATGGTCATCCTTACGAAATTCAAAAAAAAGAAGAAAATGGAGATATTTAATGGAAATGATCGCCCATTATTATAATCCAAGTCAAAGGTTTAACGAATCTGAATTTTGTATCGTATGTGGAAAAGCGCGAGATTGGGAGGGACATACCGTGGTAAAATCGGGAGCAATCACCAATATGGATGGACAAACTTTACTTTCCGGCGCGAAAAAAGACGAAGGAAAACCGCGTTGGGAATTAGTGGCCTACGATGCGGTCGAAGGTGTTGCTAAAGTTTTGACATTCGGCGCGAAGAAATATGACGCGCGTAACTGGGAAAAAGGCATTACTTATGGGCGCGTGTTTGGTGCGATTATGCGCCATATGTGGAAGTGGTGGCACGGCGAAGACAACGACGCTGAAACTGGTCTTTCACATCTTGACCACGCCATGTGTGAAATTATGTTTTTATCGGCTTATGAGAAGCGCGGGAAAAACAATACAGCGCAAGATGACCGACCAAAAGAAGAAAAGGCTCCCTTGTAATGATAAATAAACTTGTCATTGACTTTGAGTCTTATTTTGATTCAAAAGAAGGATATACTCTTAAAAAAATGAGTATGGTTGAATATGTTCGCGATCCTCGTTTTAAAGTGTGGGGACTAGGATATTGGGATTTAAGAGACGAAAAACCGCGATGGGTTAGTAATAAAAACATAAACGAATTTATTACGAAAATTGATTGGGCTAATACTGATGTAATCGCGCATAATGTAAAGTTTGATGGATTTATTCTACATCAAATTTATGGGGTACAACCGCGCCGATGGATTGACACAAAGGGAATGAGTCGAGCCGTTTTCGGTAAACGCATTAAAAATCATTCTCTGGCAACAATCGCTGAATATTTCAAAATGGAAGCGAAAGGCATAATGAAAACGGACGGATTGAAAGATTTAACCCCCGCCCAAGAGCGTGAACTTGCAGAATATTGCTTGCATGATGTGGAATTGGGCGGGGCTATTTATCAGAAGTTGGTCCCGGACTTCCCGAAGAGCCAATTCGAAATGCTCCATCGTACGGTACAAATGTTTGTTGCACCTAAACTTGAACTTAACATTGAGCTTCTTAAACAAACGGCGGAAAATGAACGCGAACGGAAGAAAAATATATTTAACAAGCTGCGAATTAATAAGGCGGTTTTTTCGTCGAATGTGAAGTTTCCCAAACTCCTCGAAGCGGAGGGTTTTGAGTGTCCCATGAAACCGTCACCAAAACAAAAAAATGAAGACGGCTTACCAAAAATGATACCGGCTATTTCTCTCGGTGATTCTGACTTCCTTGATATGCTAGAGGGCGAAAATGAAAGACTCAAATTTTTATGTGAGGCACGGATTGCTGCAAAGTCAACGCTCCTTGAAACGCGAAGCGAAAAATTGGCGCGGATTGGTGAAACTGGACAATGGGCATTTGATGTGGAGTTTTCCGGCGCGAATCAAACACATCGTTTTTCGGGCGGGAAAGGTGCAGGAGGTAACCCTCAAAATCTCACGCGGGGTTCAGCCTTGCGCCAAGCCATCTGCGCTCCTCCGGGGTATAGATTAATTGTAGGGGACTTCGCTAATATAGAACTTCGCCTTGTCGCATATTTATCCAAAGACCCAGGACTTATTGAGGCTATAGAAAATGACGTGGACTTATATTGTGATTTCGCATCCACGTTTTATGAACGAACGATCACTAAGAAAGATGAGCTTGAACGCCGCTTTGGAAAGTGTGCTATTCTTGGTTTAGGTTATGGGATGGGTGCAAAGAAGTTTAAACGTACAGTACGTTTACAAACTAGCCAAAATATTTCAGATACCGAAGCCGAACGCGCGGTTGAACTTTATCGCTCTCGTTATACGCGAGTACCGCAATTATGGTATATATTGAATAGTTATATTCCTTTTCTAACACGAAATGAAAAAGGATTATTTATTGGTTTACCTATACGGTACAAAAAAGAAGCTCTCATATTGCCAGATGGCTTAGAAATGCAATATCCGAATCTTCGTCAAGTTGAAGGCGAAAAAGGATTAGAATGGATTTATGACATTTGGGATAAAGGACAATTTCAACGCCGGAAATTATATGGCGGGAAAGTTCTTGAGAATATTTCTCAAGCGTTGGCAGGGATTATTTGTAAGGAAGCCGCACAACAATTTGGCGATAAAGTGACAGGGCTTGTTCACGACGAAATTCATTTGATAGAACGTATGCCATTTGCTTTTTTGACTAAGAAGAAACTGGAACGGGTCATGTCAATAACACCAAAATGGCTTCCAAGAATGAAGTTAAAAGCGGAAGTTGGTTGTGGTTCAAATTGGTTGGACGCAAAATAATAACATATTAAGTCGCGAATCATCGTCAACGGATATTGGAGGATTTTAATGAGCAAATATGAAGGACAGGATTGGCCGGCGAAAGAACATAAACCGACGGCAGAACAAGTCGAACAGGCGGTTGCGGATACTCAAGAACAACCTACGGTCTTCTTCCAACATGTAATCATAACTTTAGCCGACGGTCGGCGTGGAGTTTTTATGGGACCGGCTCTTATAAACGAGGTTGAAATGAAACTTCATGTTGTGCCAAAACTTGTTTCCGTGGATTTTGATCCTCCTCGCGCTGTAGTTGTACCAAGTTCACGTGAAACACCTAAAACAGAGGAGATCATAAATGTTGAGCAAACGCCGGATAATCCGAACAAAAGTGCGTCCAAAGCCGGATTGGAGTAAAACGTTAGATGGTTACTTCATTGCTTTTTGTAGAAAGGCATTTAGATGGAGTCCGGCCTATCGTCAAACCCTTAAAGAAGCGTTTGTCGAGAAAAGAGAAGGAGTCGAGTATTATCGCTGCAAACATTGTAAAAATGTGGTTGAACGACCTCAAAAACAAGTCGATCATATGGAACCTGTTATCCCAATTGGCAACGTATGGAATCGCGATTGGAATGAATATAGGCAGCGATGCTTCGTTTCTTCCGATAAATTACAAGTCCTTTGTAAAGACTGTCACAAAAAGAAAACAAGTGCAGAAAATATAAACCGGAGAAAAACATGGCGGAACAAAGTTCAGAAATCCAATGCGTCGCGCCCGGTTTAAGGCATAGCCTAGAATTTAAGGTCGCCGCGCATGGATACCAGTGTTTTGTTTGTGTATTTTGCGGGTATACGGAAAATGTGATAGAAGATTCACAACCCTAAAAGGAAAACTTACTATGAGAAAGAAAAAAGAAGATACATATCAAATTACGCCGAAAGGCTTGATTGGTTTGGCGATGTGCGATAATAAAAATAGTTGTTGGGATGAGCTTGAATTATATTGTTATCGTTACGGGTATAATGCGATTTTAATAGACAACAACGGCGGACAATTTATTCACATTGAAAAGGAGGGAAAATAATGTTACGTTTTGAATATCAATTTGACGAGAATTACCCAAAAGTTTTAGTAGAAATGTCATCGGAATCTAATCTTAGCGATATTGTCCAACAGTTTGAAGGGTTCTTAAAAGCGGCGGGTTATTCATTCGCTGGCCATTTAGATTTCATTGATGACGAGGAGGACATAAATGTTAACGCTTAAGATTTTAACTTTAGACATAGAAACGGCTCCAATTACGGCTTATACTTGGGGGCTTTTCAAACAAGATATTGGGCTTAATCAAATTAAAGCAGATTGGCATTTATTGGCGTGGGCTGCAAAATGGTACGATGATCCTGCTTCTAAAATCATGTATGACGATAATCGCTATGCCAAGAATATTCAGGATGATAGGCAACTTATTCAGGGTTTGGCGCGATTATTAAATCAAGCTGATATTGTCGTAACGCAAAACGGAGAAAAATTCGACTTAAAAAAGATCAACGCGCGTGCTGTTATACACGGTCTTCCGCCAATTAAACCTTGTGCGAGTACCGATATTTTAAAGGAAGGGCGGAAAGTATTTAGTTTTACGTCGCATAAACTAGAATATGTTACAGACAAATTAAATCGGAAATATAAAAAACTCAAGCATAAAAAATATCCGGGGTTTGAATTATGGAAAGCAGTTCTTAAAGGGGACCAAAAGGCGTGGAAGGAAATGGAGATTTATACCAAATATGACGTGTTGTCTACAGAGGAAGTTTACACCACATTGCAAGGTTGGATTGCTACACAGGCTTTGTCGTCCTTTCATGATGATTCAAAAATGCGATGCCGATGTGGTAGTGCTAACCTTTGTAAAAAAGGCTTTGCCTATACACCTGCTGGAAAATATCAAATCTACTTATGTCGGACATGTGGAAAGTGGCCGCGTAGCCCAAGTAATCTTCTGTCGGCAGAAAAACGCCGCAATACATTGCGCGACTATAGAGGAGGACGAGACTAATGGAAAATCCACCTGATCCGCGACCGGTTTTTGAAGCCGATCAAGTTTTAACATTATATGATCTGATTGGTATCCGCAACGGGTATATTCACCAATATAAAAATACGTCGTGGTTTAATTTCGACCACCGTAAAAGATTGCAAGTAGGTATTGTGGTTTGTACGGAAATGCTACATTGGTTGGCTCATGGAAAACCTGCGAATGGGATAGAATGTCGAGGAGGACATAATTATGGGTTTTAAAAAACGATTGTTTTGTATACTCGCGGTATACATATTCGCATTAATTCAAACCGGATGTGCCGTGTCAGAAAAATGGGTACAGTTATCTGATAAGGTGGGGCCAAAAACGCTAGATATTCATGTAGTTGGCACCGCTAAGACTTTAATTTTTTATATTGAAAAAGATCGGTTTGAAGTGAAAGAAGCAACCATTCCAGTTAAAGTGCAAGGCGCGGGTGTTTTTGTAAGTCCAAATAATCATGTATTGACGTGCGATCATTTATTTTGGTTGGATACGATTACAGGAATTACTCTGTGTGATAATAGTGGGATGTGTACCGCCGGTGAAGTTTTGTACCAAGAAGAAAATATTGACTTAGCTCTTCTCCAAGCTAATTTTGAGTTACCGACGCCGTATGCACGAATTGCTGATCCGCGAAAACTACGGGTTGGTCAAGAAGTTCTCGCGGTTGGTTCACCTTTGGGACTCGAATTTAGCGTGAGTCATGGAATTATCAGCGCACTTAATCGGGATAACTTAGGCGTCTATAATATGACGCAATCGGATGCTTTCATGAATCCAGGAAATAGCGGCGGACCATTATTCAATATGACTGGTGAAATTATCGGGATAAACTCGCGAATTCTAACGCCTGTACCCGCGAATGTTTTTACGGGGCTTGGTTTTAGTGTTCAATCTGGACAAATTGTAGAATTTATGACGCGAGTGCGAAATAAATACAATAACCTCGAAAAAGGGTTACCGCGCTATGGAAATGAATATTGGAATGAGTTTCTTTGCGTACTTGGTATACATTGTAAATGCTATTAAAACTAGGAGCCTAATATGACTGAAGAAAAGAAAACTGACACGGAATTAAAAAAACTCTCTCAAGAAATCTTAAAGAAACAAATTGAAGAATCGCAGAAGGCCATAAATTATGCTCAACAAGCAATCTTACAGTTTCAGCAACAAATGGAACAGCAACGGGGAGTTTTAAACTACGCCAAACATCTTTTAGCTCAATTCGATATCCCTAAAGAAGAAAAACTTGAGCTTAAGGTAAAATAATGAATCAAAAAAAAGTAAAAGCGATTCGACGCGCGATGCGGGGTGAAATTGAAAAAGGCTCGCATTATAGTTGGATTGCTCATCCTAGTTTATATATTAATGTGCGCGGGGAAAAAATGTTAAAGTTTAAGTTTCAATATATCGTGAATGGTGGACTTAAACTATATAAACTTGGAAAGAAAATATACCGGTTAAGTGGAGTATTACCAAAGGAGATTAAAAATGGATAAAATAAACCAAGGTGATTCAGAGGAAATCCCGTGTGTTGACCCGGAAACGGGCAAGTGGTATATTATGAATATAAAAACTGGGCAAGTTATACGGGAGGTGAAACCCGATGAAAGTTTATAGACCAGTTGCGGCGGAGATTAAAATCTCAAGTCCTTACGGAACGCGAATTGATCCAGTTACAAAAATAGAGGGAGTTAAACATTATGGGACGGACTTCGCGACACCGGTTGGTACGCCAGTGGTTGCGGCATATAATGGAAGAATCTTTAAAGCGGGATGGCAAAATGAAGACGACGAAAAAATGGGATTTGGTCTTAGAGTTTGGCAAACGGCAACGATTGATGGAAAAAATGTCTCAATCTTTTACGCGCACTTATCTGAACTGGCGGTTAAGAAAGGTGACGTTCTTACTGCTGGAACACGTGTTGGTTTGTCAGGGAATACCGGTAAATCCAGTGGACCGCACTTACACTTTGAAGTTCGCCCGGAAGGCGAAAAAGGAGTGGAGGTAGAATTTTATGAATAGTCAAGAGTTTGAACGATTTTTTATTGTCCTAGATCGTATCGCGAGAGTTCAAGAACAACTTCTTTTAATAGCAGCGGAAGCGCGTGCGGAACGTCTTAAATTGTCAACCAAGATGCAAGAAGCACTAAAACGCCCCATGCAAGAGAAACCATAATGCACGATTGGTCTGATAATCGTGTTGATTGGGACGGTATAAACGACGCTGGTACCTTTATTGGCGTGTGGTTGCGCCGGTGGGTTCGCATGGATGTTCGCCAAATAAAAGAAAAATTTGACAGGTTTTAGGCTAAACAGAAAAATGGTTTATGAACGGGATTGAAGACATGCGCGGGTGCAACGAGTTGGAAATGGATGATTGGGCTTTATTGGAGCCTGTCTTAACGTTCCTGGATTGGCGGAGTGCGGATTATGACAACTGAAAGAGAACCAATGACTATTGAGAAAGCGAAAAAGATTTTGCATAAGGCTTTCTATGACCCCGACCATGATTGGGTATCAGTAGCCCGCGCGGAGGGTTTTCTTGAAGGGTGCCGTCGGACGGTTATGAGTAAGTTTTGTAATCATTGCGGTGGAAACACAGCGATTCGTTTGCCCAACCCAAAATCAGGATGCGACCATTTGTATTACCCGGAAAATTGTCCCGTGTGTCGCCTTAAAGAACCGAGAAGAGATACCAACGAATTGTTTGGCGATATAGAGCGTTTATTAAAAGAGAATATTATTTTGCATCAACAACTCGGAGAAAAAGACCGAGACGAAACGGAGCGGGAATTAGTGAAGATGGGAAAAGAAATTGAGCGGTTGAAAAGGAAGCTAAAAAACGGGAGGAAAAGCGCACGGAAACTAAGAAAGACTTTAGCACATTGAGACCGTGGCAGATAACACCAGACAGAACGAGAATACAAACCTTGGCAGACCGGGATGATTTTGAAATTGCTGACTGTTATAGTGGCCCAGGCTCTCCAGATGAGGAAACGGCGGAAGCGAATGCTGCCTTCATTGTCCGTGCCGTCAACTCCCACGACGCATTGGTCAAGGAGCGCGACGAGCTGAGGAAACTGGCGATGGTATACAGGGAGGCATTAGAAAAAGCAAAAAATCATTCCTGTGAAATCGAAGGGGCAGAATTTGGAATATTCTCCTGTTGTAATCAACGCGATTACGTTGGCCATGCTGAATCGTGCTATCTTGTGCAATCCCTCTCTCGCATCCCCGGAGAAGAGGAAAGCCGGATTTAGTCTCATGGCTAAATCTATATAAAAGAAAGGAGGCCGGGAATGAAAATTCAAGTGAAACGCATTACACGATCAGAACCTTACAACGCCCATCCGATTGATACGCAATTTCTTGAAGGAACAGTTGATCGGATTCGCCCTGGTATTAAGCTCAAGATTAAATTCGCAATGGAACCGGGTGAATGGCGCACGACTCAAGTAACATCCGTTGAATATGTCGGGGATAAAAAGATGTTTATTCATACCAAAAATTCTGTTTATTTAATTTTTAAAGGATGGAGAGAAAATGAAGAAATATAGTGTGCAGTATACTACGACAACGCATTTCGAAGCCGTTGTAAAAGCAAAAAACGAAGGAGAGGCTGAAAAGAAAGTTGTAGAAGTGATTGGTTATCCGGTTCAAATCGAAACTGTTTATGAGGTAAAATAAGATGCCTTGGTCTGCGTTACCCGATCATTTAAACACCCCCGAAAAATGGGCAGGAACCGATCATGACACCAAATGGACGCGATGGCTTTTACATTTGAAAGGGTGGATGGCTTATGGACCACGTGCGAAACAACAATGGGCGCGATGGCGGGAGTTCCCTAAAACGCTTTTTGCGCTTCGTAGTAAACAAGGTGTTTTTCGGGTTGAGACAGAAGGATGGGAACGCGATTCTTCTTGGGATTGTGATTGGAACGTTCGAGTTTTTAGTTTTCTAGACGAAATTTACGCGTGGCGTGATTTATCAGATTCAATCAGTGAAATGACACCTGGTTATTTATCCCGTGTTCAAAAGTATGCAAGATGGTCGTTTCAAATTCAATGGCCTTTTTTGGTTGCATTTCATTGGTATAATCGTGCTACAAATGTACCAAAGTATGGGAATCCAACGCCAAGTGGGTTCGCCGACGGCAAACTTTGGTTTTTTTATTTCGGGGCGCATCGCGATGCAGATAAAGTGTATATGTTTCCGTCAGCGTATTTTGGTCGAAATTGGAAATGATAGATAAGTGTCCTGAATGGTTGACCGTTATTTTGGATGGGGAAATGGTTGAAATTAATTCCAAGGGCGATATACGAAAGGAAAAAAACGATGTTAATTGTTAGACTTTACAGGAATTTTGAACATATCGGAACGGTAACTGCTCGGCGCATTAAATTGGGGAGACCATGAAAAAACTTCACAAAGATAGACTCTTAAAACTGGCCCAACATTTGGAATCGGGGAAATTAGGGCATAGAATATTTGATATGAGACACTGGAATGAAGGACCATATGATAAAAAAGGTTGCGGAACGGCAGGATGCGCCATCGGGGAATGCCCACTCGTTTTTCCAAAGGAATGGATATTTAAAAAAGGGCAAACCGGTTATTATTATTATTATCCGAGGTTGCGCGAGGGATTCAGCACTACTGAGTCAATTAGAAAATTTTTCGGTTTTAAGAACGACGAAGAATGCGCTCTATTTGTTTGGACTCATCAATACACCGCTCGCCAACAGGCAAAACGAATCAGGGATTTTGTTAAGAGGAAGAAATGAAAATAAATACAGAGACGGTGCTGTGAGGTTAGTACAAAAAATACTTAAGCATATAAAGGAGAACTAAAATGGCAGATTTACCAGTTGAAGGACGTGTTTTCGAGGAGAAAAAAGAAGTAGCATTGACAGAAAATCAGCGTTTGGATTCTCTCACAAAGGATATACGCGAACTTGCGCGGGGTGTTAATGTACAGGGGGCGTTACTGGAAAGCATTGTAGTTGCGTTTGATACTGTTCTTAAAAAATATCTTGACCTCACGCGACCGCCCCAACAAGAACCTTCTCCTGAGGAAAATCCGAATGAGCAACAAGCGTCGTAAATACTCAGATAAACAACTGCGAAAGAGGATCAACCAAGTGCAGGAAGATTTAGTTCATATATCCGGTAGTAATCCTGCACTTAAGGATTATAATTATATTTATAGGAGAGTGCTATGGCAAGACGTGTTGGTGGATTGCGGAATCGCAACAGGAAGCTTAAAGCGGACGCTAAAATTTTTCAAGCAAGCTTTGATTACCATGAAGGACTTTCTGCTAATCAGGTCAAGATCATTCTTGTTGAATTCGGCCTCGGCGACCGCATCGAACAATTCAGCGAGTGGCTGTCTGGACAAACTTGTCCAATGGTCGTTAGACACAACCGGGAGAGTGGAAAAGAGGAAAGGCTCGGCGGCGTTTACGAGTACGACTTATTTCGGTGGATTACAAACCAAAAGAAAAAAACGTCATTCCTATGGGATTAAAATTAAAAAGTGCGCTTGTCGTAATCCTGGTTGGGCTACCTGGGTGCATAGGAAAAATGGGTGTTACACCCGCAGATCAGGGCGTCATTAATCAAACTTGGTATTTTGATTGTTGTGCAAAAGATATTATTAAAGGAACGCAGGAAATGTGTGAGTTGGCGAAAAATACTTCGGATAAAATATTAATAGATCAAGACGGAAATAAATATGTTTTTTTCTGGGGAAAGGAGGGCGAAAATGCTTGTAAATGAGTTAAGTAAGGTTTTGGTAGAGGAAAAAATGAAAGGCAGAAAACCGACAGTTGTTATTTTAAGTGAGAAAGATTTTTTGGAATTAGTCGAAGATTCGCCGATTAAGAGAGATATCTTTGACCCAGTTATTTTTTTTGGGGTACACATTGTTCTTGAATCACAAGTTCTCAGATTAACTTAATCTCTGCAAACACATCCTTTT